AAAAATAACATGGGTTGTTGTCCAATTCATAATATTCGATTAGATGCCCGAGAAAAGGCCGACCCAAAACGAAAACGGGTTTCCAGTTTAGCGACACCGCTCGCAATCGAACGTCAATACCAAACACAAATTCGGAAAACATTACAGGTTTCGGCCGACTTAGTTCGTCAAACAATCGTTCCTAACTTACCTCGATTGGTCGAGGACAATAAAGTTTTTAGGGGCGACTCGAGACATACCGACTCGAGACTAGACGAGGGCGCGCCCGTCGGCGAGGTCATTGCCGCGTTATACGAATCCGTTAATCTTGGTTTCGATGGTGCATTTTCGCCCCGAGATTTTGAGATAATGGCCCAACAAATTTCGATTGAAACAAATGGTTGGAATAAACAACAAATCCACCGGGTTTTTCGTCAAGGCCTTGGGATTGATTTATTGCAGGGCGAACCATGGTTGGCCGGAATACTGGAAACGTTCGCATTAAATAACGCAAACCTTATTAAAAACGTTTCGACCGTCTTTATAGATCAAACCCAACAAATCGTTAACGAGGGCATGATTAAGGGTTGGCGACATGAGGTTATTGCCCAAAAACTTTTAGGAACCGGGACCGATGAACAAGGTCGAGTTTCAAAACATCGGTTATCGAAAACACGGGCCAACCTAATCGGGCGGGACCAAATAAATAAGCTAAATGGTCAACTAAGTCATTTGAGACAAATCAACGCGGGCGTTACGCATTATTTTTGGCGTGATTCGGACGACTCTAGAGTTAGGCCGCAACATTCATTATGGAACAATCAAAAATTTTCTTGGGCCAAGGGCGCGACGGGTTCGATTCATCCGGGCGATGACATACAGTGTCGTTGTTGGCCAGAACCTGACTTTTCAACGTTTAAATTATAATGAAAAAACAAGTTTGTCGTATTTGCGAAAAATCTCTATATTTAGATTATTTTCAAATTAGAACCGACACGGGCGCAACTAGGTCGGAATGCAAAAAGTGCAATAATGTAATAAAAAGAAAATATCCTAGAAAACGCGACCCTGTAAAAAGAGTTCAAGAAACTAACGATTGGCGGAAAAGAAACCCTGACAAAATGCGAGCAATGAGTTCGTTAAGACGAGCTAGACAAAAAGGCGCAACACCAAAATGGCTAACTAGACAACAATTGTCAGATATTGGGCATTGTTACAAGTTAGCTGTTTCTAGGGAAATGTTCGAAAACCAAAAATTTGATGTTGACCATATAGTTCCGTTGGCCGGAAAAACTGTTTGCGGTTTACATGTTCCATGGAATTTACAGGTTATTCCGAAAACCCAAAACATGAAAAAACATAACAAATTAATAAAATAAAACGAACAATAAAAATTTAGTTATTGTCAAATGGTTCCTAACGCAACAAAATAAAAATTATGAAAACAGTTAAAAGATTCGATAACCACAAAATTGGCAAAAACGTTCAAGTAACGGCCCAAGGTTTTTTAATCATTCCCGCGTTTACCGCGAGAACTGGAATTCAGCATTATAAAGGCGACGACGGAAAAATTTTGTCGGAACTTAGGCCAGCGGACGAGGTTTTTAGCGAATCGTCAATGTCGAGTTTACGGACCGCCGTTGTAACGGACGGACACCCGCCTAAAATGGTCAACCCGGACAATGTCGACGAATTTATGGTTGGGCATACCAACGGGACGGTTTCGCGCGAGAACATCGACGGGGAACCCGAATCATTTCTTGCGACTCATTTAGTAATTACTCATAGAGATGCAATCGAGGCAATTCAAGCGGGAAAAGCAGAATTGTCAAACGGTTATAATGTCGACTTGGAGTTTTCCGCCGGCGAGCATAAAGGTCAAAAATTTGATGCGATTCAACGCAACATTGTCAACAATCATATTGCAATTGTTTGGCATGGTCGGGCCGGGAATAAAGTTAAATTGAAACTTGATCGGAACGACGCTATTCTAGTCGACGAAAAAGAAATTATTAAACCAATAAAAGGGGAAACGATGAAAGTAACAATCCACGGAAAAGAGTACGATGTAGCCGACGAATTAGGTAAGGACCTAGAGGCCGAGCGCACCGAAACAAAAATTAAAAACGACGCATCGGTTAGCACTGAAAAAACTAGGGCGGACGAGGCGGAAACAAAGGTTACTAAGGTTGAAACTGAAAAGACAACTCTAGAGGCCAAAAATGATTCGCTTGAATCTGATAATAAAAAGCTAAAAGACGGTGGAACTAAAACACCCGTTGTTAATGTTGACGAGGCCGTTAAGGAACGTATCTCGGTTATGAAAGTTGGCGAGAAAATGCTAGACGGCGAAACTGTTAAAAAGCTTGACACTATGTCTAACGACGAAATCAAAAAAGCTGTTATTAAGGTTGATTCCCCGGAACTCGACGAAAAGAAATTTGAAAAGGCCGGCTATATGGACGCTAGATTTGACCATATTGCCGACGGTTTAGGTGAGGCCAAGATTCAATATGACGAACTAGGTAAAAGAATTGTTGCAAAACGTAAGGACGACAAAAAGGACGAATACAAGTCGCCCGAGCAAATTCGTAAGGACAACATGGAAAAAACAATTGAGAATTCCGGAAAACAAGTTGGCCGTCGAGCGGACAAATAGTTTTTTAGAAAATATTAACTATTAAACCAAAAAAGGGGTTTATATGAGTCAAGCAAATTACGATGAACAAGGAAAAGCACTCGACGGAATGTTAGGCGACATCGGGCCTAATTATAAACGTTCCGGCGCGGCCGAGGGTCGGGTTCCATTTGGTCGTTTCGTTACTAAAGGAACGGACAAGGAACAACAAGTTCGTTTACCGGCACTAGCGGTCGAGGTTACTAGCCTAAAAAACAAACGTGGGGTTGCGTTACAGGACCACGGAAACGAAAACAAAGTAGATGGTTTAGAACCTGGTTACGTAGACAAGAAAACAGTTTCTTTTTTATCTCGCGGTACTGTTTACGTTAAAGTCGAGGACGCAGTTGACACGGACGACGACGTTTATGTTAATTGGCAAAATGGCGACGAGGGTCTATTTAGATCGGACGCGGGTGGCGGTGACGCAGCACAATTGGCCGATGCTAAATGGTTAGAGGGCGCTGCGGCCGGTGGATTTGCATTGTTAGAATTGCTCTAATGCGGGGCATTTATTATAGTTAAAAAACTTTAAAGGAGTTTTAGAAATGGAAAAACCAAAATGGCAAAAACTCGACGAATGCCCGCGCGAGTACCAAAATTTAGAATTATTTGACGAGGGCGAGTCAATATTTTTTGCAAGGGAATTAGAGCATATTAAGGCGCAAACCTATGATATTCAATATCCCGAGCTACAAGCTAGGCAACTTTTTATGCCTGATTTCTCGGCAAATGCCGGGGCCACAACTATAACCTATGAACAATTTTCTCAAGTTGGTATGGCGAAAATCATTGCCAACTATTCGGACGATTTACCTCGCGCCGACGTTTCGGGAAAAGAATTCACTAGTAAGGTTAGAACGATTGCGTCAAGTTATGGTTATAATTTCGACGAAATCCAGGCCGCTAGTATGGCCGGAAAACCTTTAACAAATCGAAAAGCAGAATCGGCAAAACGTGCCGACATGGTCTTAGAAAATAAGATTGCTTTTTTCGGCGACGCAACTCATGATTTGCAAGGATTTCTAAGTAATCCAAACATTCAAGTTGTTGTATTATTGGCCGATGGTGCGGGCGCGAGTAAAAAATTCTCGACAAAATCACCGGTTCAAATTGTTAGAGACATGGCGGCGTTGCCAACGGCGGTTCATTCCAATACTAAAGGTATTGAAACGGCCGACACTATGTTAATGCCATTACAACAATACAACCTAATTTTCTCAACTCACTTTTCGGCGGCGTCCGACAAGACGATTGGGGAATGGTTTCTTGGTTCAAACCCGCATATTAAAGAAATAGTGCCGGTTGACGAACTAAAAGACGCAGGGGCCGCAGGGGTTGCCATTATGGTTGCATATAAGCGCGACCGTAGTAAGTTATCTATGGAAATTCCTAGCGACTACAAACAATTGCCGGTTCAAATGAAAGGGTTGGAATTTATCGTTCCTACTCATATGAGATTCGGCGGGGTCCTTATTTATTATCCTCTTAGCGTTGCTAAGGCCGAGGATATTTAAGGGATTTGCTCGTTGTTCCTAAAAATACTTGGTTTGACGGCCCCGGAAACGGGGTCGTTTTTATTGCCAATCCGAACAAAAAGTAAAATAATAAAGTTTCTAAAAATAATTAACGAGGATTAATCAAAATGAGCAAGGTAGTTTTAAAGTATTCTGGCCTAGGGCCTGTTAGTATGCCAATCGGTGCAAAAACTGGTTTAGGTATGGCGGTAATTAAACCCGGTGTTTGCGAGGTTGACGCCGAAAATTGGCCAGCAATGCAAGAACAACCCGACATTAAAGCAATGTTAGAACGTGGAAAAAAGGACCCTAACGGTTGCCGAAAAGATGGCATGGGGAATCTAGTAGTTGTTAGCGAGCCCGGAAAAGAAAAAGCGGAATCGTCGGAAACTAATGACGAATCGGATAACGACGGCGAAAAAGTACCTGGAAACCAGGGCGATGCGGTTGCATTAATTGAGGAAACCGAGGACACCGAGCTATTGCGTAAATGGTTAGCGGGCGACACTCGGGCCAAGGTTAAAAATGCGCTTGAAAAGAAATTAAAAGCAATTGAGGATTATCGCGAGGAACACGGCGATAAAACCGAATAAATTTATAAATATTAGGGGGCATCAATGGCGGAATTTAATTTAGACTTATTCAAAAAAGTTGTCGCCCCCGAATATAAAGGCAAACCAGAAACAAAAATTTCCCTGTTTTACACCGAGGCCGCATTAGAGGTTTCCGAGTCAAAATGGGGAAAATATCACCCGCGCGCATGGGCCCTAATGACCGCGCACCTAATGAAAATGTTCGATATTTCAGACTTGGGCCAGGCCTCGGGCGGGAATGCTCAACTCAAAAAAGTTAAAGTCGGGGACCTAGAACGGGAATTTGCCGTTTCGGAAACCAAGGGCAAGGACACTTTAGAATTAACCATTTACGGAAAAGAATATATAAGGTTAAGGAAAAAGATTTTAAAAGGCCCCTTATTTGTAAGTTGTTAAAATGGCAAAACGTCGCCCAAAACGAAAAACAAGGCAACAAAAAAACGAAACCATTGAAAAGGATTTGGGCCTTGGTTCGATCATTAGAGAGTTAAAAAAACTTGAGGAAAAACCATTTGTTAAGGTCGGATTTCCCGCCGAGTTCAAATCGGGTAAAACCCAAAAAACTTTTACAGATATAAACGAGGCGAGCGGTGGCCTGGCCGGAATAGGCGAATCGGATTCAACCGTTCAAACCGACCCAAATGTTACCGTTCTAGATGCCGCTATTTGGAACGAGTTCGGAACCGAATCAATACCGGAACGCTCGTTTGTTAGATCGGCGTTCGATAAAAACCGGGCCAAGTATGAAAAACAAACTAAAAAGCTTTTAATTAAAATCTATAAATCTGAAATGTCAGTTGAACGCGCCCTAGACATATTAGGCTTAATGCTCGAAACTGATATTAAGGACATGATTAGAAACGGACAATTTGAACCATTGTCAATAAATACGGTTATCCGAAAAGGTTCGGACAAACCCTTAATTGACACGGCCCAAATGCTGAATTCCGTTCGCTTTAAAAGAATAATGCGGGGGGCGTCCCGTAAAATTTTAGGCAAAAAATGATTGATATTTTAACCGGACAAATTAAAGTAACCCAACCTAATGGGGCCGGAACCTATGTCGGGGGTCGTTATGTCGAGGGAACTAAAACAGTTGTCGAAAATGTTAACGCGAGCGTCCAACCTTTAAAACCGTCCGAAATCAAAATGTTGCCCGAGGGGCGACGAAACATCGAATCAATTAAAATTTACACCGAATTAAAAATGTTTATCTCGGATGAAAAAAATAAGCGAAATGCCTCAATTGTCGAATATGACGGTAAAAACTATGAAGTTCATATGGTTTTTAACTGGAATATTGGAACCGATATAAAACATTATAAAATTTTTGCCATAAAAATAGATGGTGAGGGCGAGGGTATAAATGTCTAGCCGAACCGAAATCGAAAACGCATGGTTTAGTTTTGTCTCGGCCGCCATTTTGGCAAATTTTCCGGACTATAAGGTTATTATTGCCGAGGATAACGGACCACGACCCGATAAACCTTATTTGACGATGAAAATAACAGGGCCAAACCGAGTCACAACGACCGACCCTAAGGTTTACGACGAGGACGAGGAAAAGTTTAAATTTGTGGCCCATCGCCGATATAATATTTCGTTCCAATCATATGGTTTAGATCATACCGACGTTCTAGATGAAATAATTTTGGGGACAATGGACCCCGAGTTTAGATCATTGTTAAGGGAATGCGATATTGGGGTTGAGATTAGAGGGAACATTACAGATATAACCGGCCTAGTTTCGACGGCATGGGAAAAACGCGGTTCGCTCGACATTTCGTTTTTAACAAGTAAGATTAAACTTACAAATATTGGACCCATTGAATCGGCGGAAATCGACGGCGAAATGGCGAGACAAGACGACACTAAAATTATCGTTAATAAATTTACGGTTCCCGAACCGTAATCATAAAGGGGAATAAATATGTCAATTGACAATCATGTTGTTGTAAACATTTCTAAGGATACGTCCGCACCATCGCAAGTCGGTTTCGGTGTTCCTTTGATTTTATCACTAGAGGCCAATTTGTTGGGGTCCTATGCTGCGTTGAGGGTTAAAACCTATGATGTTGCAACCATGTTAGTGGACATGTTAGCGGACGGATTTACAACGGCATCGCAAACATATAAAGCGGCCGCCGCCATTGCGAGTCAATCGCCAAGGCCTGTTAATGTAAAAGTTGGAAAAAGGGCCGTTAATGTTGTTCAAGTTGACGACTATACGATTGATGCGGCCGTTAACGATAACACTTATAGTTGTACAATCAACGGCGTTGTTCATTCTTATTTGTCGGATGCCGACGCGACACTAGTAGAAATTCAAGCGGGATTGGTTGCCGCAATCAATGGCGGGATTCAACCCGTTACCGCCGCACCGGTTGGCGGCGATGGTTATTCATTAACCGCCGATGTTGCGGGCGAGGGTTTTAGTAATTCAGTTGACGCCGACCAATCAATTGTTAATACAACCCCAAACACCGGAACGGCGAGCGAACTGGCATTGGCCCAAGAAGCGGACGACGATTTTTATTTTGTTCTAATGGACGTTTACGCTACTAGCGACACGAAAATTCTAGCGGCATATATCGAAACTCAATTAAAATTATTCGCATACCAAACGGACGATGCAACGTCGAAAAGTTCGGCCGCCGGCGGGGACACGACTAGCTTAATGGCAATTTTAAAATCTAAAAATTACGACCGAACATTTGGCGTTTGGGTTCCAACGGCCGATTTAGCCGAGCATAAACATGCGGGTTGGGTTGGGTTGCAAGCGCCTAAGGACCCCGGTTCTAGTAACTGGGCCTATAAAGGAATTAATGGGGCATCGGTTGACGTTTTTTCAACTCAAGAAAAAAAGAAAAAAAAAAAAAAAAACGGGAACACTTACACCGAGGT